CAATGGGACAGTAAACCGTGCCTTCATCCCTGAGAAGATCATCGACATCGGAGCCACTGGCTACAGCTCAGAGACAGCAACCATGTACCTCACAGAGGACGGCTCTCTTTACATGTGTGGCTACAACGGTGACTCAATGCTTACAGGGGACGACGCTGAGCGCTCTGATATGCCTAAAATGATTTTGTTCTAAGGAATGCGACTATGTCTGACTCAGTTGAGGTTACCTTAGCCAGATTGGAAGAGCGGATAAAGACCTTGTCTGACGAGGTTAGACACGTCCATGAAGAGGTATCTGACCTCAAAGCCCAAGCGAACCGATGGAAAGGTGCGTTTTGGGTAATGCTGGCAGTCGGCGGCATCGTAGGCTGGCTAACGAATGCAATACTAGGCTGGATGAAATGACATCAAAACAAAAACGTGAAGCTATTGAAAATCTAGTAAAGTCAGATGGATGGGCAGTTCTCCGAGAAGAAATGGAGAAAGCCATCCTTCTGGCTGCATACCAAATTTCCGATAACGGCGCTATGCCGATTGACGAAGTGCACTTCCGTCGCGGTTCCATGTGGGCTGCTAGGAAGTTTATCGAACTCCCCGACAACGTGAGCCGTATCCTTGCAAATGACATACTCATGGATGCCGCTGCACAAGGGGAAGTTAAACCTGAGCGCTACGGCCCTCAACAACCATAATCCCGCTACGGCTGGAAGGAGCTTAAAATGGCACAACAAGACGAACAACTAATTGCGCAGATGGCCGCACAACAACTGGGCGCTCCGGCTCCCGAACAAGCTGCACCTGTTCAACAGCAGGCACCAGCACCCGCCGCCGATCCAAAGCAAGACAACCCCGCGACTGACTCTGAGAAGATACAGGAAGCTGTAAGCCCTAGTACAGAAGGAGACATGCAACGCGAGGAAGCATTTATCGAGGTAGACTTCGGAGATGGACGCAAAGAAGTTATGTCGGCGACTCAAATCGCAGGCATCACGTCTCGATACAAAGACCTAAACCACAAGAACGCGACACGCTACAAACCGCTTGAGCCAGCTATCGACATGCTTAACTCCATCATGGAGAACGCACGCCAGCAAGGCCACGACGTAAGCGGTAACGACGTAGCGCAATTCGTGCAGGCAGCTATTCAGGGATTCCGCTCCAATCCAACCATGGGTGGACAGCAAGACCCAACCCCTGATCGACCAGATGGGCAAGACTTCGACGCAAAAATCAGCGCCGAGATCGAGCAATGGGAGCGCGACAACGCGGTAACTCTGCCACCTATGTATAAGCAGGGCATGAGCTTGATCCGTGGCCTTATGCAAGAGAACCAAGCCATGAAGATGAATGTGGCTCAACTTCTCCAGCAAGCTCAAGGGATCAACCAAGTCTCCCAAGAGCAGCTCCAAATGGCGCAAAATTCTGGCGACATGGCGTTTCGACAACAAGCTGCAAACAACCTCAACGAAGCTCAGCAAGCATTCCAGCTTCCTGACGACGCAGAGGACGACTTCTTTAATTTCGCCTTTGGTCGTGGATATTCGACCGAAGACTTTATCGACCGCGACTTGACGATGAAGGTCATGCAAGACTTCACAGCCAATCGCGCGACACCAGAGATGGAACGACTACGCGCTCTAAATGAGAAGCGACAAGCGTTTACAGGTGCAATGAATGCGACACCTTCAGTAGGTGGAGCGTCACCAGCAGTAGATGCGAACCAGTCGTTTATTGATAGTGTTGCAGCGCAAGCAATGCGCAAGCGCGGCTTGTCATAAAATTTTGCGGAGTGGGGACGACAAATCCCTGCTCCGTGTAAAATAATACACTCATGGGATTCACTCGGCGCTACGGCCCCATAGTGGTGAAGCCTGTGATTGGGAACGTAAGTCTTTTAGCTGGAGCCTATAAGACAAGCTACTGCCCGAAAACCATGAAACCTTTTGTTAGCTAGGAGAAATACAATGGCTGCAATTCAAGGACTTCGTGGGTCAGGTCAGTTTACTACTGACTTTCGTCCCACTAATTACAGGGAGTTGTTCACCCTGTTGGAGCCTAACGGCACCGCACCTCTTCAAGCTCTGCTTTCAATGGCAGGCTCTGAAGCAACTGATGACCCGAAGTACAATCACTTCCGTGATGAGCTTCCAGATCGCAAGCTGACAGTAGACGGCGCTATCGCTGATGCGGTAACGACTACTGTTACTTTTGATGCGGCTGACGACCAGAACTTTATTGTTCCGGGCGCTATCCTTATCAACGTGGCGACTGGAGAAGTCATGCGTGCGACTACAGCAGCAGTTTCTAACGCAGTAACTGTTGAGCGTAACGTAGGCGGCACTAGCCACAACATCGGCGACGGCGACAACGTCATTATTGGCGGCTTTGCCGACTCTGAAGGTGGTAACAGCCCGACAGCTATCAGCTTCGATCCAACCACTGACTTCAACTACACGCAAATCTTTAAGACTGCGGTACAGGTCAGCGGCACCTTGCAGAACACATATCTGCGCACAGGTGACAAGGAGCAGGAGCAACTGACAAAAGCACTGAAGCTACACATGGCCGACATCGAGCGTGCTATGTTCTTCGGTCAGCGTCACGAAGCAAACGGCTCTTCTGCGCAACCAACACGCTACACTGGTGGTCTGACTAACATGATTACCAATGTGACTGACGGTGCGTCTTTCGGGGCAACTGCCAACACTATCACTGAAAAAGAGTTTGACCGTCTTCTTATCGAAGACATCTTCGCATACGGTTCAACTGAAAAAGTTGCCTTCTGCGGCGCTCGCGTCATCTCTAACTTGATGGAAGTTGGTAAAAACCGCTGGCAGCCAACACAGATCGACAACGCATATGGCGTATCGCTTTCGCGCTACACTACTTATGCAGGCGACCTGTTGGTTTACATGCACCCAATGTTCCGCCAGATTCCGGGCATGGATCAGGAAATGATCGTGTTGGACATGAATGAACTGAAGTATCGCTACCTACAGGGTCGTGACACCCAGCTAGTTCGTGACATCCAGACTCCTGATTTCGACGGCGTCAAGCACATGTACATGACAGAGTGCGGCCTAGAAATGACTCAGGCTAAAGTGCACCACCGCATCAAGGGTTGGGCAGCCGTCTAATAGGGACGACCCACAACCCAATGAAGCAGTAATATAGGGGCAGGGTAATCCTGCCCCTATTTTTTTGGAGTAGCAAATGGCACTTAAATCTAGGTCTACTGTTAACACTGAAGCTAAAAAAGCCGCTCAAGTTAAGAAGGTTGAAAAGGTTGTCGAAAAGACAAAGGTGGCAACACCAAAGCCTAGTAAGGTTTTGTTTGTCTCTGCGCGTGAAGAAGTCTCGCAATTCGACATTACTGTAGCTGGCCAGCGAATTAACTCGATGTGGGACAACGAACGTGAGCACCTGATCTGGCGTGTTCCAGCGGAGCTTGCTGACCGTTTCGCAATGCACGAGTTTGTCGTGAAGGGCCGCATCATTCGTGAGGATTAAATATGGCTGACACTCCGCGCACTTATGCCAAAGCCGACATTGTCGGTGACAAGCCCGAGTCAGACGAGCCAACGCACACAAATGCTGATGGGTCTGTCGAACCCGGTGCTATCGACCTAAAGTCGGTAGTAAACGCTAATGTTGCGCAGGACGTAGATGCCGCACACCGTGCGCACTATAAGGCGAAAGAAAAACGAAATCGCTACTCAGCAAATAACCCTCACCTAAACACACCATACTCCACGCTAGAGACATTAACCTTTCAAGCGTTAAGACGTTATGGTGACATGCACCCCGGCACAGTCGACGGTGAAGTCATGATGATGTTTATCGAGTTCGGGAACTTAATCATCGAAGACTTGCGTGGGCACCCATACTGGGAAAACCCAGAAGTGGACTATTACACGCATCCCTCCGAAACACGAGCAATACCTGACAACATCATGGTCGCTGGTCTTCTGTACCACTACTCAGTGCAACAGCAGTCCAACAAGATCGAGGCTTATGGCCCGATGTATTTTAAGATGATGAACCGCATCCTGTACCAGAAGAAGTATGGCTCAGGAAAGCTAGAAGTTTCCCCATGGGACGCCTCTCAGAAGGCAGCATCCATGTCCTACGATACCGGGAGAAAGTAATTGTCTACGACTTATGCACCATCAGGCGTCAACGTAAAAGTCTACCCTTACGAAGACTTTCAGGGTATCGACGCGTCTCGTGATGTCGGCGCTCTGGACACAGGCCAGAAGCAGCACATGGTCGAGATCAAGGATGGCTTCGCCGACTGGCGAGGCACTCTAGTCCGTGATCCGGGCGCTCGCCCCCGCACGGAAGGCAATAAGTATATTAAGCACGTCGCGTTCTTTGGGCGCGACTTAGCAGTATGGGCTCAGGTAGATGGTGGGGGAACGACACTTAAATCAGAGCGTGACCACGATAGAGAAGAAGTCTACCCCCGCTCGGCTGTGGTCACCTCCACGACGTACAACAACAAAGTTGTTTTTGCGTCGCGAGATTATGGGATGTACCAATATGATGGCTTCACTTGGAAAGCGATTGAGTCAAATAGCGATCCGCGCCCAGCTTACATTGTCGCAATTCAGAGACGACTTGCAGTCGCGGGTATGCCGGGTAAAAGAACGATTATCGACTTTAGTCGAGTCGACGACGAAGAGGTTTTCACAGAGGATGAAGAGGATGGTGCGGCGCAAGTAACAAAGGCCGCAGACATCGACATCGCGAACATCATCGGGACAGCAGATGAGATCAAAGGACTTGGAGTATTTGAAAACAGCCGCCTTGCGGTTTTCACAAACGACCAGACTCTGGTGTATCAACTCCATCCCGACTACACGCTATGGCAAATTGACGACAAAGCGAACATCAAGGTAGGAACCATCTCGCACAACACCATTGTGCAAGCTGGCTCTGACTTGTTGTTCTGTTCTCGGGACGGCGTTCACTCCCTACGCCGTTCCGAGACCAATGGTGTAACGATTTACACAATCCCAATGTCCAACAAGATCGACTTGATCTATCGCGGTCTACTGAAGCAAGTGGATGACCACGAGAAGATCAACGCGTACTACGATCAGGACGAGGGCCAGTATCATATATTCTTCCCATTTTCAGACCAAATTACAAAACGCCTTACTTTATCTCTAAACCCAATGCAGGGCGGAGAAAGTAAGTGGTCTAGTGGGGAGTTCCTTAACGCGACGTGCGGCGCAGCCCTTGGTGGCAAGCAGCTTATCGGAACCCCGGGCGGCGTTTGGGAAAGAGAACGGATTGAAGATGAGCTGGAGTTCAGCCCAGAGATGGTGGTGACAACACCGATCCTCTGGCAGGGTGCGATTAACGACACCAAAGAGAGCTACAGTTTTATTCTACAGGCAACTGGTAAGGGCGAGCTCCAAGTTGAGGCCTTTGATGAGCGTGGTCGCTACTTATCGGCAATGCAGTTCTTGATCGAGGACGGTGGTGCGGACGACAAGTTCCCCGATGTTCCGTTATCAAGACAGTATGAGCGCAAGTTCGAGCATCGTTACCGAGGCGTGCAATTCCGCTTCACGACGAAGGGTAAGGGGCTGCTCAAAATCATAGGCTTCGCAGTGACGGTGAGGAGTTAAAATGGCACGTCTCAGACAACAGCACCCGCAGAACTATGTAAACTCGGGTAACATTCATACGGATTTCGAGAACGTCATCCGATACATAAACGCAGCAGAACTCGGAGACAAAACTGTCGGCGAGCTGTTCTCTGTCTTGTTCAACGAAGAAGGCACGTTCCGTGGCCCTATCCAAATGCGCGTCGACTCAACGCTTGGTCTTCAATACCGCGTTGGGCAATACTCTGACGAAGACGAAGGATGGTTAAGCCTAGTCGATATTGCGGCTATTCGAGGCCCATCTGGTTCCAACGCTGGCGTTATCGAAGGCCCATTCTTCTACAACCGACAGAACTTCCAGATCACTACAGGAGTTACATCGGTCACAATCACTGATGGCGGCACACTTTATTCGCCTACTGAGGTTGTAACCGTCACTTTCTCCAACCCAGACGACGACACGGGGACTGCCCCGACTGCATCAGCGACCGTCATCAATGGTGCAGTTGGCTTCATCACCATTTTGACCCCCGGCTCTGGGTACTTAACCCCACCGACTGTGACCATATCAGCGCCGCAAAACGCGCAAGGGACACAGGCGACAGGTGATGCTAACCTAGCAAACATTGCGGCTAACGCTAATGTGATTCCATACAACTTCGACAGCCAAACTGAAGACGTTGTGGTTTATAAAAACGGCCTTCTCTTGTCAGAGCTGACAACCGCTGGTGTTTCTGAGTATTCTCCAGACAGTACCAATGACCAAATCACAATCGACCCTACAAACGCTGGCGTCGCTTTGGCAGACAAGTTCTCTATTTACTCTGTGCGTTCACAGTCAGTAACCAACTTCCGTAGAGAAGACACCACCCTGACGCAGCCAGCTTCTACTGTTCCTTTTGTGCATACAGCAGAAGAGCGTATCTTAGTCTGGGTGAACGGTATCTTGCAGGAAGAGGGCGGCGCTGCCGACTTCATCGCATCTGCGACTTCTAACACAATCACCTTCTTGGTTCAGGGTGGTCTTAACATCAATGACAAAGTAACTGTCATGACCGTTGAGAACCAAGCCCTGAAGACAGTTGGCGGCTTGATGTTCGAGGATGAGTATACCGACGCGAACGGGCTTATTCGTTTTGCGAAACTAGCCGTTGAAAATGACGAGATTCCTCAGTCAAAGGTCTCAAGTCTTGCGACTTCGTTGGCAAACAAGGCGAACATTGTTTCTCAAACAATCTCTCCTGTCTCTCCTGCGACTGGCGACTTGTGGCTGGATACATCGTTGGTTCCTGCGATCCTGAAGTTCTACGACGGCACGCAGTGGCTGGAAACATCTCCAGAATCTTCACTGCCAACCTTTGTCCAAACCAACGCTGGTCAATATGTTCGAGTTAGCGGGACTGGTACTTCTCTTGAGTATGGCGACATCGACTTCTCGCCTCTCGTGCCTAAGACTTATATGGGCGCGGCAAACGGCGTAGCTACCTTGGACACTGGCGGTAAGATGCCAGTGAGCCAGTTGCCAGAAACATTTTCAACAACCACGATCCCGTTCTTCTCAGTATGGGAAGACTCGCAAGCAGCCATTGGCAACAAGACTTACTTTGTCTCTCGCCTATGGAAGCAGACAATCCGCATCGACGGCATTGCGTATAAGCTCAATGCTGGCACTTGCACCATTCAGCTTTCAGTTGATGGCACGCCAGTAGGCAGTACATACGCAGTGAGTTCCACGCTGAACAGCGAGAACCTAGCGACAGTTATTGAAGTGGACGCGACTAACGCCTCACGCCGCATCGAGCTTGTAGTAACAAATAACTCTGGCGGACAAACACTTGAGGTAGCTATCGCAGCAGCAACGGTGAACGTATAATGGCTACATACATCCCAGACAAAGACGACTTACTGCGACATCAGGCCAAGATGCAAGGCGGCGACGACACGCTGTCCTACATGCAAACTGGTGAGATCGTTATCCCAAATGAAGTTCAGCGCAAATTCCCACAAATTGCAGCAGCCGCATTAGCGGCTATTGCTAAATCTGGAGGGAATCCAGCACAGTATGTCGCAGGCAGCCCAGAGGGCAACTACAACCCAGACACAAACGCACAGCAATTTGCTTGGTATGACGACATCCTCAAGTATGGAACGCAGGCGGCAGACTGGGTGGCGAAAAGTAATGTCGGTAAGGCTGCCGTAACTGGCCTTGGGACAGCAGCTCTAGCAAAGCTATCAGGGAAAGACACGACTTCTTCTCTTGCGGCAGGCGCGGGCGCTGGCCTCGGTTACCTTGGCGGTAACTACTTGCAGCAAGGCATTGGGGCGATGACTGACAATAATCCAGACACCACATTCTTTGAGCCACAAACGCAACCGCAAGCAACCCTACCGCCATCAGCCAACCTAACTGATGCGTTGAAGCGAGCCGCTGGCACATTCTCCATAGGAGGCCTAACTGGCGGTGTCTCAGGCGGCTTGGCCGGTCTAACAATGTTTGAACCCGCGCCAGAGCCAAACGTGAACTTGCAGCTAGACGCTGAGTCTCAGCTAGAAATGAGCGACATCCCTGACTACAATGAGCTTGTCGAAAAGTTCGGCGATGATGAACGCGCAAATGTGACTGCGACTTTGCCGCAAACAAATCCGATTGCTCCATTGACGCCTATGGCTCTCCAAGGTCAGGGCGGAATAAGCTACAAGAAACGAGTTAAAGATAGAGATACCGGACGTTACCGCTTTGTGGATTCAAATGAAGATAATGATGCAGGGGCATTCGCTCGCGCATTGAACTCTTCGCGCCGCCGTAGTGGTTTCGGAGGTAAGTTGATGTTTATATGATCCGACGCGCTAACGAAGGTGACATTGAATTATCAATAAATATCGCCCTTGGTTTTATCCGCGAGGGATACTATAGCCATCTGCCAATAAATGTAGAAACTATGCGCTCACATGCTGAGCGAGCACTGTACCAACCCAACTGGCTTTACCTAGTCGACGAGCGCGACGGTGAGCAAGTTGGGTTTTTTTCTGGACACATTGAGGAGACACTTTTTGGGCCGGGCCTCATCGCCTACCAAGACCTCATGTATATACAACCGGATGCACGCAACGGAATGACGGGCGCCAAGTTCCTGCGTGAGTTTGAAAAGTGGGCGAGAGAGAACGGGTGCATGAACCTGTACTTTGCGCCTAGCGTCCACGTCGATGAAAGATTCGAGAAATTAGCTAAAAGAGTGGGATACGAGTACAT